GTTTCCCAGTCACGATCCAATTGGCATCAAGTTGTTGTAAAGCCTTGGGAAAATGCAAACCTGCAAAGAAGCATGTATGGCCTACTTTAGACACTTCGATGTTATAGATGTCAATGAGTTCAGCCAACAGCGCGTGAGCTGTCTTAGGCAATACAGTTTTCAATTCTTTCTCGATGGCAATCAGACGGTCAATGGCTTCCCTTTCAACCTGGTAGATCACACGATCCGAATAGTTCGCTGCCATTCCAAGCAACATCTCTTGCAAGTAATCATTTACTTGCTTGATGTGTGCCATAGGTGGACGTTTTTTGACTTCAGGCAAGGATAGCTCATTTTGTTTTGTTGAAGACATTATTAACCTCCGTTGATAATGTTGGTGGGGGCTAGGTCGTTTCTCTCACGACCTAGCCCTTTTTGTATTGAAAAAAACAAAGCCCTTGACCTATCAAATTTGGTTGCAACGCCAAGAAAATGATAAGCCAAGGGCTTTGTTCTACAATCGAAATTATTAAATTCTTGACGTTGCACGAACAATCTTAAAGATTTTGTAGTAAAAGTCAATAGGTCGCATGTTCTAATTTTAGGTATCATATTATTATTCCTTTTTCTTGGCATCTTTTGTGTTCTAGTTGGGTAAAACACTGATGCGCGACAGCCTCGCAAGTTCCAATTGTGGGGCTGTCTGTTTTTATGTAATTGTTTTGCTATTGGTTATATTGGCACTGAATCTGACTAAGTATGGCAAATTATATGGCAATCCGTCCATAAAGAAAGCGTGAATTTGTGGCTTTTTCAAAAAAAACAAAAATTCATGCTTTTGCCTGGTTAATTTGCTTGGCAGCTAACCAAATTGGTCCCCAATTGGCATTGACAACCCCCACATACTCACTCAGCTTTATGGTGTGGTGAATCCCCCGTTGTCCATCCACAGCAATCAACAGCTCCCCACAGCCATCGGTACACCGTAAAACAGAATACCCTTCGTTGTTAGACAATATTGCATAAGTCTTATGTTCGCAGTTTGTCATCGTTATCCCTTCCTTTTCCATACTTTACTGGATGAGCATGTATTGCAAATGCGCCCCCGTGGGGCCGTGGGCACCACTGACCAGCTCCTGGTACTTAGGGTGAGGCCACAAGCAGATTGATACCCTAAGCTGTGGGAATCAATCATTTGATGAATAACTGCCCCTTTGGGCTTGTGGTTGCGTCTGATGTATTTCATGTATTGCTGGGTTGGGCACGTAGCAAAAACGTCCCTTTATTTTATAAAGAATATTGAGTGAATTGTGTTTTATACGTGGTCGATACTTTTAGTTGAATTCCGGCAATTTGCTATTTAAAAGCGTTTTTATATCACGCATATTATTAACATAAAAAAATCTTTCGCATTCTCCAAAGTCCGCAGTAATGCCGGTATTTAGAAAATTTATATACAAGTCTTTATCGAAGTGGTGGTAAACATCATGCACTCGCCCCCAATATGGCGCTTCCTCTAGATGAAAGCCTAACCTCTTTAAGTTTTCTGGTGTAATTGGTTCAGTTTGTCGTGCCATGACTGCCTTTTTGGTTAAAACGGTAGTGAGTTCTCAAATATTTCTACTAGTTTGCCAGTGATTCCCTCTATGGCTATCACAGTATTTTTCTGCTTTGGTGTCAGTTCACTTTGCAATAACCACATATAAACAATTCCATTACCTTGTTTAACGGTTATCCATTCTTCGAACGGTGAAACACCCAAAGTTTTCATTATTGCTCTAGCCGTTCTTGTGTGGTCTGCAAAATGAGCATAATAAAATTTGCCGTCCGTAGAGATGAAACCACTAAACCTGTCAAGTTTTGCAATGTCTTTAGGTGCTGGCTTGTAAAATGTTTGCAAGAACGATGATTCGCATTGCTCTTTTGTGCCTGTGTACCGCTCTACAACCTCGTCATTGTTTTGTAATTGATTCTCTTCGATTAACCAAGGAACAAACTCAATACCATTATGCCGCAATACGCCTAACATTGTTACCTCCGAAACGGTCGTTTTTGATATTAAAAAATTAGCATCGAATAGGTTGTAAAACTCTCACAGAATTTTGTTGTTAAAGTGAAAGTGTTATATTAGCTCTACTCCAAAAAAGTCATCACGCCAATGAAACTCAATGCCTGCTGAACGTGCTGCCAGCATATCTTCCTCGCTATCACCAACCATTACAGCATTATTGGGTGAAACTCCGAATGAAGATAAAGCCGCTTTCAACATACCGTCATTTGGTTTACGCCAATCCTCTGACCATTCCGGCGAGTCTAGTTCACCCTCTGGTATCGGCGACCACTTGCCGCTTTTCTTGGATTTGTAACGATAAGCTGCAAACCATTCCACCCTAAAATCTTTGCCATAAGTTCGCGTTATGGATTTGCATATATCATTCATTCTGTCTTCTACATCTTGCACAGACGGATAATTAGTTGGGTCGCCGAAACCACCAGCCTCCATCCAATGTTGAAGACCAACACCACCTTGATTAGATACAAGTGCGATACCTTCCGGCTTATTGTTGCCCAACCACTTGATTACATTGGGCAAAAGTAAAGTTTCATAGAATTTTGTTAGTGTTCCATCTACATCGAATAAATAAAGTTTTTTCATTGTCGTTTTCCAGAGTATGAGGTCGTTTATTTTATAAGTTTCTTTAATTGAAAATCATTGATAAAAGAACAATGTTATTTATCTTGGACTAGGTTTTTAGTTAATGTCATTATGTTCGATGAAAATTTCACCATCACTATTACACTCGTCACACGATCCATCCCCGCATTCTGGGCAATCTAGCCAATGACCGCCTAAGTAAATCTCCCCACCACAAATACACTGAGGCCATAATTGCCTTATCTCAAAATCTATCTGCTGATTGAAGGATAATCGCTCGTGACCATCCTTGAAATCATTTAGTTCATTCCGCTTGTTGGCATACTGTTCTAAGTGGTCAAGTTCTTGGCAGTGCTGGCATAATTCATTAGTTATCAAAATGGTATCTCTCCATCGCCTAAAGAAGCCGACAGTTCAGCATCTTTATTTGCTACTTGGCTATCAAGTCCTTTGAGGCAGTCGGGGCAAGCCAGCATGGTACGCTGTTCGCCTTCAACTTCATCCCAAATGACAATAGCCGCCTCTACTTCCTTGTTATCACAAAGCGAGCACCCATCGCTAATGGGGAGTTTTAGGCCAGCATATTCTAGCCAATCGTCATTATGCTTAAATGTTATCCAAGCCATTATCTCAACCGCTCTACGCTGTACTCATCTTCTGGATCAAACAGTACGTAGCCTTTACCGTCGCAGTTAGGGCATGGTTCCCTGTAGGGTTCTCCCCAAGGGTCTGTTTCCTGTGTCCATACTTCCATTGCCCCTAGACATTCGGGACATTGCTCTTGCACCTGACCACCTATGAAAGAGTAAATCAGGTCTTGGCTATCATTGTAAACAACAATTTGGTCATTTGGGTATTGTTCTGACTTGACAATTGCCATCTGTCTAGCACTCTCTAGGGTGGTATATTCACCACGCAAATTAAATTGATCGAATGTTTTTCTAGCTGCGTATCCGTACATTGTTACTCCTTACTTTAACTAATAACTATTATGGTTATTTTCCTACTCGACTATAACCACATTAGATGTATCGTGTGGAATATCATCTACAAATAATTTTTTGCAGTTACCACAAAGGCACAAAGTTATTGCATACTCACCATCCATTCCTAACCTAATCGAATAGATTTCCGCGTATGTACTATCTGCATAGTAAACATCATCAGACTTGCAGTACGGGCAATGCAGATAACCCGATCTATCGCTACTATCTAACTGCAAAGATTTTTTCAATTTCATGTCTGAAACTCCTTACTTGTACTAAAGATACTTATATCATCTTTAAAAATGATCAAGTAAGTTTATATCTTCCGTGAGTATAGGTAACTCAGGTAAGTTATTTTGTTTAGATAACTTATTTATAGCAAGAAGATGCCGTCTAAAAACCTCATTTTTCCAATGAGCAAATGATGGTCTTTGAGCAACAAATAAACAGGTATGATACTGACCAAACTCTATTAATTCTGGTTTTTCATAAATCATGTTTTACTCCAACCCATGCTTAACTCTCAAAAACTTCGCATCCTCCAAACACTCATCACAAATGATAATATCGTGTTCCAAGTGGCAATCACAATTCGCACAAGCATATGTATTGTCGTCGTGTTTCTCATTCATCACTCCACCTTCATCCCTGACTAATCAACTAATTTAAAGTCAATAACCCACACCCAAGGATTTGACTCCCAGGAATAGCCACGCTTTTTATTAATCTTGTCCCAAAGAACCTGAAAGGACTGACGATTGCTATATGTTGCTGTTCCAACGGGCACGTTTACCATTCCCTCTCTTATTGCTTCCTGCTCGGTTATCTCTTGTACTCTTTGAATAGTTAAATTTGTTATTTCTAACCATATACGGGATGCCCATTTTGGCATGTGGATGGATGGGCTCCATTTCAGAGTATTAGCAATTTCCCTATCCATGTGGGCATAATAATAAATGCATTCAGGCAAACCACAATTTCCCCCTTTACAATGGTCTTGGTGTTCATATCGAAAACGTTCACGCACCCACATCAAATCACCAGAATAACCGTATGGTGAGTTAATAGGGTTACAAGTGCATCCACCATTACTATGCATTTCCATGAAAGGGGATAAAGAACCTGAGTAATCACATCCATGTGACCACACTCCATACGTGGGTTGTTTTTTTACTACCCGCCTCGTTTGAGTTTTTTGTCCTTTACAAATAGCTACTACCAATTCTGGGCTGAATAATATTGGTTTCATGTCACTCCGCCTTCACCCCAGCCGGCACATTAAAAGCCCTAGCCAACTCCTTAGCCATATCTTCCTTATAAACTATGATCATTCCATACTTATCACTTAAAGGCTTATTCGACACCCTATTCACAATAATCCACTCCTTTTTAATATATTGCTCAGCCTGATATAGCATCACGAGTCCTCCCCATTCTTTCGTCGCATTAAATCCATTTGAGCCCTCAGCACCGTAACTGCCTCAGCCAACCTTTCCATAAGATGGAATCGTTCAATCTGATCCACCAGAACTTCTTTACCAAGCATAACTTCCTGATAATGTTGAATCATTTGCAAAATTGGCTTCAAGTTGCGATAGGCATAAATAACTGCAAAGCCCAGTAAGAGAGCAAGTAAAAAATTCACACACAACAAAGCAAGATTAATCGCTGTTATCAGTTCCATTATTCTTTCTTCTATCAATTAACCAAGCCACAAACAGGCCAAGCCCAAAAACAACAGGGAACAATTCCCACCAAATACCATCCATAAGTTCAGCAACCTCTCCCATTAGAATGGACGCTCCTCTGCCGGCACAACCGCCTGTGCTGGACACGTACACGCCGGCAACCTTGCTATCTCACCATAAATATGATGCTCAATTTTTGGAATCTCCTCCATAGGCACCATCAAAATAGCCAACGACTCCGCCAGCAACTCAGTTAACCTCATACAGCGCACACAATCATTCATCCCAAGCGCACCAGTTCCCGCTTCACAATCCAGCGATGACATGGTGGACTCTTCGACTCGATAGGCAACTCTTCCTTCAGACATTGTTTATACCTCACACAATTACCACAGGCCGCCCCAACAAAAAACGACCATGTATACAAATCCAATAGGGGACGTCCTGTTGGATGGACACCCTGAGCATACCCCCCACCCTCAACAACCGTTTTCATACACACTTTCCCCCATACACCAGAAGTCCAACAAACACCAACAAAACACCATATACAAAAACACATTCGCAATTATGCCCCATATATGGGGTGTGTAACCGATGGTGTATAAAGTTTTGTTATCAAAAAAATGCTTATATGGGGTTATGACAACATAAACTTGTGGTGCCCTTGCACCATCACCATCGGTTACAACCTCACCACAGCTACCATTGAGAGAAAAAGCAACTGATAACTGACCAATCACGACACCAAACTCCAATACCGCTGAAAAAACAAACGCCCCTCCTCAGTCACCACATGCTTATTCTTCACCTTCCGTACCAACGCCTGTTCCTTCAGCAGCCCCGTCAACTTGCGAAACTGCGTTTGTGTCAACGCCTTACGATCTTCAAACAACGGACGCGAATACCGCCAATCATTTTGCTGCAACACCCGCGACACATTCCGCAAATGCTTCACCTGAATACCACTGGGCAAATCAAACCAGCGTGTATTCACACTATTCGACCGTTTCACAGCCAACTCAATCCGCTGCACCGGCACATCCACCTTTATCGGAGCCACCTGCTGAGCCTTCACTGTCCCCAGCTCCTCCCGTACCTCATACCGACCCCCATCAATAAAGCGCAACGTCCCCACACCACCACCAACACCCGCCAAAATTGCCCCCAGAACCATTTGCCCCATACTCAGACACAAAGACCCATCTACAGCACAAACAAACGTACTCCCAACCACCACAGCCACACTACAGGCCAATCCCACAATCCCTGCCAAAGCAAAATGATTCACCCCCAAAGGCAACACAGGTTTCCGTAACACACGACGCGGCCCACCACTCATCATCCCGGCACCCATTGTAAAAACCCCAGGAGCCACCCCAGAACCACTACTGACCGCTCGCAACCTCATCTCAACCTCTAAACCTCGTCCACAATAGGGACATTCCTTTCTCATATAACACCATCCTTTTTACAAATCCTACCTAAAAGAAAAAAGCCACTTGTCACATACAACGACTAGGGAAAAAGTTGCTGTAGTGCCAAGCGGCTTTTTACAAGGAGGTTGTTTCTTTATGAAACCAAAAAACTCAAATCCTGCACAAAAGGAGACAAACTTGTAAACCTTGTTAAAACTTTTCCCTAGCCGTAACAAAATGAGCAAAAACATTATATAAAAAAACCGAACGATTTGTCAATGCCCTCGAACATTTTCCCCAACAAAATACACCACAACACAATCACAACTGATTCAATCAAGAGATAAAGGGTGCTAATTCATCCAATAGCTCTTGGATATAGTCATCCACCACATAGGCATTGTTTTGCATCAACGTCACCAAATTTTGGGCATTCGTCACCACCCGATTCCGTTTATAGTTGCAATCAATACAACTGGGCACACAATTCTCAGGCGTTGTGCCCCCACCATCATGGATCGGGATAACATGCTCCAAGCTCTGATACGGACGACCACAAAAGACACACAGCCAATTATGTGCCTTCAAAATCTTCATCCATTCAGCAATACCAAGGGTAGCCGGCAAGCCCTGCTGCCTGGCACGATAACGATTCAGATAAAGCTTACGACGTTCGCGCTTCATCCAGAGGGAAAAAGGGGGTAATAGTAACATGAGTGGTGAGCTCCTTTTAAGTTACTTCTGACGGCGAAAGCCCATTACGCGTCGGTACACCAGCGGAGCTCACCACTCGTAACCTGATTCCCTTAGCGTAATGGGCCTTCAACGACAATTATATATGAAATTGTGGGCTGGTATGCCTATATGGCAAATCAAGATGTAACAAGTGGTGAGCTTGTACCCCCCATTATCACCAATACCCCTCCCCCCCGCTATAGAAACATTGTTCCATAAAGCAAACACCCCTTGTACGGAGAGCCATACAAAGGGTGTCAGAAAGTTAAATATTTGAAAACAAATTATAGCCCAGTCATCACCTGTCAGTCATACCATTCCTGCCCAACACATGGTCAAGCAAATACCCTACCTGTACCCCAAAACCAACACTAGCAAAAAGTAAAATATAATAACTCAAATTATCCAAAACAGACTCACTCGCCCGTTTCTTTTGCTCCTCTCTCATCAACAAATACGCCGGCACAGAAGAAAGTATCCCCACAATATACCGCGCATTTCGCACCCAATACCCCTGCGGCATCTGCTTAAAAATATGATGCGTCTGATGAGACACGATGCCACTCAAAAAAGCCACAAACACACTAATCATAAACACCTCTAGTGCCCTTAGTTTTAGAGTTAGAAACCTTCTCTTCCAACTCCTTCAGGCGACTCTCTATTTTATGAAAGCCAATAATCTCGTCAATCCCCTTCTGAATTGTCTGCAACGCACTAACACTCGCCTGAATCCCCTCTCGATTTTCATCAATCAAACGTAACTTATCAGCCGTTTCCACTTGCTGGGCTTGCACAGTGCTACTAATCTTATCCAAAGCAGCTGCAAACTTATCTTGTTGGTCTTGAAACAACTGATGATTCTGCTTAAACAACTCAGTCCACAAATCCGTCATCTTCCCTTCACGCCTCGCCAAAATCCAACCCAAAAAGATAACAGCAAAGAGAAACCCGCCTAAATTCTGAGCAATCGCACCCCAATCAATTACAGCATCCATTACGTCTCACAATCCTCCACCGTAAACGGCAACGACACAGGCCCCTGCAAAGTTTCCCCTTTAGGGGTGACACTCGTGGCTGTGTGGTTATACCTGTATTCACCAACAGGCAACAACTCAGGGTCTATACTTCTCCGAAAAGGGAAATCAAAGTCCTGCCGTACACCACTGCCGGCATTATGCGCGACACGTTCAGGGAAATCATATCGCACCCCATTGCCCACAATCTGACTATACACCACAGTCAATGCCCGACCATTATCCGTATAGCCCACAACTTGCACCGTAAACATATCATCCCCAGGGCAATAGTCATGTACATGCATCGCATCAGGCGAATAAAAAAATTGAGGTTCAATCCGATTCTGAACAAGCTGCCCCAAAATGGCAAAAACCAAAAACGCAAAAATCACCACCAGCAAGTCAAATACAAACCGCCGTTCAGGTTTAGGCATAGTTGCCAAAAACTCCTGCCAAGCCACTTTTACATCATCCATAAATAAAAAAGTACAACCAATCTCCTCTCAGAAAAACTATCGTGCTCGACCAATAATGTCATAATAAATCGTGCCACTACTGAAGCCAGGACTACTGTTTTGTACCGTAATCCGCATATCAGCCAAAGGTCCCTTCAAAGCACTTACCGCCTTCACTTTACTGGCTGCCCCTGTACCATTCGACTCTGGATACAACGTCAAACGCCCCGTGCTAGCCGCCACAATACCACTCTCACTATAAATGGCATTGTTCGCTGTGAACACCGTACCACTGGCATTGTCAGCCGCCTCATGTCCCCCCCACACATTCACATCCGCTGCCTGGTCAAGCGTACTATACAAAGTAATCATCCACTCATACCGTGCCATCTGTTCAGGTGTCAAACTCAAACGAGACTGCAAACTAGACAAAATCGTCTCCGCCCCTGTTCCCGTAGGCGACACACTATTACTATCAGTTACCACATCAGGCACCTTTTCCACAGGTAACGGATTTGCCGTACTGACATCACCATCATTCGTACCATCAGCCCCATGAATCAGCTTGATTCGTGGATACTTAACACTACTAATCTCATCAGCCCCATATGTGCTGCCGGCATCACTACTAGGTGTAAAATCATCAGCCATTACTTACATCTCCTAATGCATCATTCAATGCAATCTCTAAAATCGTATTCACACTATCCCGTTGCGTCGTGCCTTGAAGCGACACCTGACCCAACTGGAACTCCAACGCCTCAATAAAAATAGCTCGCGGATCATCCAACAACGTACTCGCTTGTGGCACTGCCGGCATCACATCAGCCACAAACGCAATTTGACCAGGCTGCACCAACGATGCCGGCACCTCAGCCCCATTGCTGTCCGTAATCCGTACCCCCTCCCGCCCCTTCAAATACACATAATAGGCAATACTCGAAATATCCGCCTGTTGATAATTCAACGTCCGCCCCTGATAACAGCCCAACAACCAGCGATTACTCGAAGCATCCCCCAGCGTCGTAATATCCCGAATACGAGGCCATACCCGCTCATAATCAGCTTCCTCCACCACAGCCAACGTATTGGTGTCAATCGTGCCACTCGTCACAAAATCAGCCCCGCTAATCGCATCTCTGATCTCATCAGAGGCATCATCTGTCGCTGTCGAAGACGAATTATGCAACTTCGCATCCAACGTCTGGATATACCCCCGCAACTCCACATTCAACACCCCCATGCCCGACTGACTATTGCTCAATCGTTCCGTCGTCACCCGTGGCAACTTAAAGTCAGCCAACAGCTTATTCCGATACAACCCAGCACTAATCGCATTCATATACACAGGAGCCTCCTGAAACAACGTGCGTGTGCCATAAATAGCCTGGCTATCTGTATCATTGGCTGCTGTGGCCGTCGTATCACTGCCACTCGAAGACGTCTTATAACGGACATATACTTGGTTATAAATATCATCCACCGTCCGACTCAACACCAAATTGTTGTAAGACAAATTCAGGCTATGCACATAGCCAACAAAGGACTCATTGTTATCCGTCCACTCCTCAAAATGCCCCATCAACCAGCCATTAAACCACGTCTCCAACAAGAAATCCGAAGCCCGTACATTAAACTGAGCGCGAAAATCGCCCCCCATCGCCAACGACGTACGGCGATAGGTAGCCAACGCCTTCTCCAAGACATCATCATCCACCAGGGGATTACTCCCCACCAACAGCGGCTGTAACAAGTGCAAAGAGGGTTTACCTATCACACAGTCCCCCGAATACTGGTAAAGCGTGGGATAACCTTCACAGTCACATCCATCGTGCGAGAAAAGTCCTCAATCACATCATCTCCCTCAGTGGCATCATCCCGTGTCACAAAAAACCACAAACGCGTCGGCTCATTGGGAGGCAATGTAATATACCGACCTCGCACCCGTACCGGCACACCACTAGTCAAATTTCCGCTACTGTCCACACTGTAAGCCCGTTCCTCACTGCCATCAATCAACACAGGTGTATCCGCCGCCTTCAGGTAAAAAGGCTGGTCCACCCGTGCCAAATACACATACCCCAAATAAAAGTCCTCAGCCCCCGTAATTGTCACATCAATCTTAATATCTTGATTGGCAGCCAAGCCCAACGACGCCGGCATATGATTTCCCCAGGGCAACGTAAAACGCCCTAGATACAGTAACTTGGCATCATAAGAGGCAGTTACATCAGGCACATCCACATAATCCCCCGTCTGCACCCCATCAGAAAAACGAATCTGCACCGCCCCGTCAGCACTGGCCTCACACGCACAATAGACATTGTACGTGCCAAAATAATACTGAAAGACACTTAAGCTCACAGACCAGCGCAATGTCGTACTGCCGGCACCCGACAAATGAATCCACTCATCATCAGGCCAATCAGTCGAGGCCGCGTGGGACCCCGTATTGTCCAACTCATCCCCCGCATTAAAGAAAGGGTTGAAGTTTGTGCGCGTCGTTGTGTCCATTGTTCTAGCCACAACCAATAAATTATCAGCCCGTTTACTCAAACTCGATGTGTCCACCGTAATCTCACACAACGCCGGCACATCACCAGGCACATCAGCCGCATCAATATCCACATAATTCGTCTTGCTATTAGAATCCGTAAACTGCTCAATCGTCTCCGCATTCACAGCCGTTGTGGGTATCGCATCAGGACTAACCCCCCGCCAAGGCCCTTCCCGTGTAATCACCAACGTCACGGGCACTGGCTGAGCCTGTCCCCAATGCTTCGGACTCAAACCAGGTACCACAATATTCCGAATCAAAGCATATCGTGTCTTCGTTTCATGGTAGCGACTAGCCTCCAGCCACACAAACTGACCCAAGCGCAGTCCCTTCTCCCGCTTATACAATCGTGCCTTTCGTGCCAACCGATTCAACTTCTGCCAATCACTAGCGCGATTATCCTCAGTCGTCTTCATCCAATGACAACGAATTGTTTCCTCAACATCAGGCCAATCCCCATTGTCATCCTCAAACGCCGGTATGGGACCATACCCCTCTCTTGCCAAAATCAAGCCATCAGGGTCCAGTAAATCAATCGTATCCGTACCATCCGTAATGCGTAACACCTCAAACGAGGCCAACAAATACCAAAACATCGGAGGAATATAAGCATTGACTGGTGGTGTTGTCGTCATGTCACAAACCCCTGCAAAGCATCCAAGCTACCCTTCCGTTGAATAAAGTCCAACAAAAGCAACATCGCTTGTCTGTCATTAATTTCAATCTTTTCAATATGAATAGGGGCATCCCCCCGTCCTGATTGACCAAAGGTTGGAGACTGACTAGTAGGAAAAGGAGGTGCACGAAACCCACTATCACCAGTCCCCAACCGTCGAGCAATCAAAGCGTCAAGTGGTCGGACACCTGTCTGCACCGTATCCCCCACTTGCCCCATAATATCCTCTGTTGTGCGGATCATCTCAGGCAACTTCTCCTTCATGCCCAAAACACCCGCCCCCATAATATCGTCTCGGAACATATCCCGCATCAACCGCGAAGGCGACGAAATACCAAAAAAGCCCTTGATGGCATCAACAGCTCCCCTTGCAATATCCATTACTACACCAATCACAGCATCTCGACCAGCCGAAATACCACCTTTGATGCCATTGACGACCGCATTGCCCAAATCCCCCCAATTGTTGATATTCCAACGTTCAGAGATACCAGAAACAATATCACCAACCACAGCCACCACCGCACCCTTGGCAGCCGTAAAGACCCCTGTAATCGCTTCCCAAGCACTGTCAGCTCCTTCCCGCAAATTCTCACCAAAAGCAAACCAATCCCCTTCAGCCGCTGCTTTAAAAGCAGTCAACACAGAATTGATTGCCTCAGTGCCACTTTCAATTGCACCCTGAATCGTTTCCCACGCTGTATTCGCAATCTCTGTGATACGGTCGCCATGCGTTTGCCACAGCTCATTGACCACAGTCACCCCTGCGTCAATCGTCGTACGTACAAACTCAACCGCTGTTTGTGTCTTCTCCTGAATACCACCCCAATTACCAGCCCATGCCGCCCCTAACACAGCCACACCAGCTACAATCAACGTAATAGGATTGGCTAAAGCGGCAATGGCAGCACCCACAGCCACCACACCACCAATAATGCCGGCACCAGCCAACACCACCCCAATAGCCGTAATCGCGCCCTTAAACTCTTCACTATGAGTTTGCACGAAAGGAATCAGGGTACCATTAACAAAACCACCAATCGTCTCCGCAAAGCTGGTAATAGCGGCCCCAGCTTCCGCCCCAAACAATTCCGTCATGGCTCCGCTAAAGTCACCATCCCCCAACAGTGTAGCGATTGTGCTCAGCTTCCCTTCAAAAATATCAAAAGCTGCATTCAATGCCGGCAAATTATCATTAATCAGATTCAAAGCCACATCAGACAAAGGCGTCAACGCCACCAACGCCTTCCGCTTCATGACCTCAAGAGCACCCCCCAAGTTATCATACTGAACATTCAAATCCCCAGTGCTCTGACTAATATCCTCCATGGTCAAAGCCAGCGGATCAATGGCAGCCACCGCACTTTGCCCCAAGTCCTCAAACTGACTACCCATCAAGGCCACACCCGCATTAAAGGCCGTCGTGTCACTGTCAGCCATACGAATGCCACTGGACACCATATTAAAGGCATCCATGACAGTCAAAGAGCCATCATCCAGCCCCGCCATAATGTCATCAACAGACAAGCCAATGGCAGCCAACGCATTAGATGTGCTATCACTACCATCTTGGATACGCAATCTGAACTCTTTGAAAATATCGCCCGCTTTGTCTACGCCCAACATCCCCGACTGCAAGCCCGTATCCATTACACTGAAGAACTCAGCCGCTGTTGCTCCCCCATCGGCAAACTGGACACTATACTCACCAATCGTATCAAGGAAATCCCCACTGTTATTCAAGCCCGCTTGCAAACCAGCCGTGACAAAGCCAAACGCCTCATCAGACGTCAAGCCAAAGTTTTGCATCAAGGCAGCGGCGGCATTGGCACTTTCCCCCACATCAATATCAAAGGCATCTCGCAACCCAAACGCCGTTTCAGTGGCTTGTTGCAGCTCCTGCGAAGACAACTCCCCAAAGCGATCAATATTCTGTCGCACAGCCACCACCGCATCAGCGGCCTCACCCATGCTGTTCCCAAAACCATTGGAAAAGACATCCACCGCCACATCCGACAGCTCAGTGGCAGCATCACGGGTCAAGCCCAACTGCGTTTGAATATCATTCGTCGCCTGGTGAATGTCTTGGCTCATATTAAAAGCCGAAACACCCACCGTCACCATGGCCCCGGCAGCCAGAGCTGCCCCACCCACAGCCAACCCAGCCAACGCTGTGCCTACGCCACCGACACTGCCGGCAACTGAAGACAAGACACTGCTTGCACTTTGGTCTTCACCACTTAATACGAGGGATACTGTACTTCTAGCGGTCATAAAAACAAAAACGGCTCTAATTCACCCAAAACTGGGGAATTAGAGCCGGAATAGTCGCCTATGCGGGCTTCAGTTATTACTTAAGAAGAATTTACAAAATCATCTGGATACATTTTTTCAATTTCACGCACCACCATCAACAAAGCACGACGCACCACCAGTAAAAACCGTTTAACCTCTACCGGCCCCAACTGCGCCTGACCTCGTTTTGCCATGCCTGAAAATCTTTTTCCTTGTTGGCTTCGCTGATGCGTTCCTGTAGGGATGCTAGTGTTGCCCAATCTTCACACTCCGCTTCACTGGGTAACCAACCAAACAAAAGGCACAAGCCTTCTACGTCCGGTTGCGAGTAGATTTTTTTGGGTTTGTTGGCTTTACTTGCAACATATCCCCAAACCAAGGCAACTGCTCAAACAAATCCAACCGGCTAAAAACGGTAGGGTCATCCTCTGGATTAGGCAACTCATCCCCTGTTTCCACATCCGTAATGCCTTGCCATTTAGGGAAAACAACAGCCAAATCTTTATACAGCTGGTCATCTTGGGTTGCACTTTTAATGGCATTCACACGATAAACAGGCACACGTTTTCGACGCATCACAAACGCATCCTCAGCATCAAATAACTCAGGGGGACAATCAATCCGTACAAACCCTTTTGGAATTTCACGATCTTTATTACGTACAGCTTTTACCTTACTCATTAACAACTCCTTTTTACAAACTAGGGGAGGGATAATTTTCTCCCCAACAATAATCCATATCCAGCTTATAACAGCGTGGACACTCTTTACCTTTGGCATTAATCGGCACAATTGCCGTCCATTCAAACCCACAATCTATACAAATCGTCTCATATGGATGATTTGTCGTAATCAAGTGAAAATAAGCAGGGGTTGAAGGTGGGGGTGCTTCTTCCTCAGCCAAAACGACCAACCGCTGCACAGCCCCTTCTAAGGCCATCGGCATCTTTCGTACATCCTGCCACACCAGCCACAAACCAGCCGTCAGAATGCCCAAAGAAAGCAAAATAAACGTCAGAACCAACCCCAGAATCGTAATCATTAGAGACTATTAGAATCGTTGGTTACCACAATCTGACCACCGTATCCCAGTGTCGCGTCATAAATAGATTCCCCCATAATAGCCACACGTCGTTCAGCCCCTTCATCTTTAAATTCATAGGTCTTCATAACTGTATGCATGGTGAAATCAAAGTCATAATTACCACTACCAGGAATAGCCAGTTGCAAATAACGAGCCGTGTCTGTCTGATACTTATTTTTGAACTCAGCCAACGTAGTCGCATTGAACTTCAACACAGCCATAAACTCAATGAAACGCTCAGCCCGTTCCACATGAGAATAATATTGGCTACCACCTGTCCACACGGGCTCCAAGTTATTAGCACATTTGATACTGAACTCAGTCAAGGCCGCTGAAATCTTCGTGGTGCCAATCCCCCCAGCCGTATCATCAATATACAAATCAGCATTCTTAAATGCTAAATAATTGCCGGCATAATCCACATCAGAGATAGAACCCGTCATTGTATGCCCCCCAGACAACTTCTGGGCAATCAAGTCAAACTTCGCTGACACAGGCGTCATACCACTGCCACCCTTACCAGACAACTCCCAGCTATTCACCATCCCGAAAGGGATTTGCCAAGATTCTGCATCATCATCTGCCTCAAATGTGGCAGATTCCAAGGTGTCAGTAGTGGTGGCATCATTAAATGTCCAAGTGTAAGGGCCAGCCCCTGAAGCACTGACATTACCTTGCAAACAAAGGTGTAACCACCAAGGCAAGGCATCATACGCCACTGCCGGCAATTCTAAGCCCCAACTGGGGATTCCCCGATGCGTTGAAACAGCATCCTGATTCTTAATCCAATTTGCACGCGATTGTTCAACATGAAAGAGGTTATTTTCCTCTTTCGGCAAGCCACCCAGCGCATAAATCTTACGATCCGCTGCCACAGCTGTACCCCGTGTTGATTCAATCCCCGCCTGAAAATAAGTTAATGCTTTTGAAGACATATAAATTTCTCCTTAGTTGTCTATAGTCCGACTCACCAAATAAATTTCACAAATACGATAAGGCACCCCATTAATCACCGTAAAATACACACTCATCGGCTGATTACTTGGTGCCAACTGCATGTAATTGGTGCCATTCACATTATCACGCACCTTCTGCATAATCTTGGTTGCCACCTGAGCCAACTTCGTTTCTGCCGTAGCATTGTTATGTCCTTCTCGATTAACAAAAATCGTCACAATCCAAGCGGCATCAAAATTAGTAAAATCATTTCCCTGGAACTGATACAGCCCCCCATCCCAATGAGTGGACACAATCGGAGATCGTCCCTCCAATTCAGAGGCCAATGGGGGATGGTCAAGATTTGCCACAATATCACTGTCAGTCACCAGTGAATCAAACAAATCACTAACCTCAGCCAAAGCCAGTTCAATACTCGTTAATGCCATTACTCAAACGCCTTTGTTACGCGGATATCCACTTCCAAGCCCAGCATCTTTGCTACTCGCGGCCCTTCTACCTTGGCAGCATAGTCAAAGAATGGCTGTTTATGGCTTGCATCGCGTACATAAGGGGCATAACTCACATTCGTATTCAACGAAGCCACCACACTGTTCCCCTGTTGCCCTAACTTTGGGAAGATACTATTCTTTGTCCGACCAGTATCCACCTCAATATTAGCCACTGTAAAGCGTTCCAACTGAGCCAAGCCCACTGCCAAAATATCAGCCAGCCCACCCGTATCAGGCGCAATCGCTTGTTGGGCAGCCTCTAATTTAGCTTGTGTCTCACTCAGTTGTGGGGCTTCAATCCGAATCATAGCAATACCAGCCAACACACCTTTTCGCCATTGGTATCCGCATCAAAGCGCAAATCAGCCAATGAACGAGGCACTTCCACCACCACCGTATCTCCCCCCGCTTCCAAGGGGAAACCATTGCCACTAGTGACATCATCAGACCCATCATTACCCACCCAAACAGGGTTTGTATTTGAAGGATGAGCTGCTAACAAAAAGCGTCGAGCTGTCGGGGTAGCAGGTCCTGCCACCGCTGTGCCCGCTGTTGTTACTTCAATTTGTCCACTACGTAAACTTGCCATTTTGTTTTCTCCTAAACCGCAGACCAACAAACACTATTGCCATTGGTATCTGCATCAAACCATAAATCAGCCAACGAACGAGGCACATTAACCTCAATAGGACGGGCATCCACCAGAAGCGGAAAACCATTGGCATTGCTGACAGCCCCAGCACCATCATCACCGACCCACACAGCCCCTGTATTACTGGGATGTGCCGATAAGTAAAAAGTGCGCCCTAATGGACTTGCTGGTCCTTGCACCGCCGTCCCTGCTGTTGTTACTGTAAACTGATTTGTTTTTATGCCAGGCATCTTACAACTCCGCTTGTAACCAACACACCTTGTCACCGGCATTGTCACCATGAAAATTGATTTCATTCAATGACCGATAAGTTGTAATTGTGTGTTCTTTACTCAATTTATTACTCATGCGTACCCCAGTATTGGGTAAGGCTAACGTGCCATTGTCCCCAAAATAGACAGTACCCACATTACTAGGGTGTGGTTTCAAGACAAACACACCGCCTAATGGAGCCATTGGGCCAGCTACAGCACTAGCACCAATCGTAATTTGTCCACTTCTCGCATCAGCCATAATCAATTCACCTTTCTTTCGTTAACAATGATGCGGCTGTATGAATCCACACCGCGATTAAACTCAGCCACATGCTGAATGTCATACTCAGTGCCACTCACCACTAAAATATCCCCTTCCTTCACATCGTAGAGACTACCCCCACTCGTAAAGGCGTGACACACCTTGCTCTCACTGGCATCTTGAATCGTAGCCTCCAACGCCAATTCAGCACTCACACTCTGAAAAGGCGTAATCAGGAAGCTGGCAATACTGCTCTCCGGAGCACCAATCAACCCACCCGAAGGAGCTGGACGTCGTAACGTCGAGGCAGTGACAGTGGCGAGTGAAGTGGCAGACATCAGCCCAAAACCCCCTGATGTATCAGCTTACGGGTTTGCACCCCGCGTCCACTGGCAGAAGGTCGTCCACCGACAGCAATACCCAAAAGATTTTCAATGGCTTTCACGCGCTGGTTATAGCGTTCTGTACGTCCTTCCAAGGTAAAGTCAGTGGCTTTCAAGGCATAATACCGATGCAATTTGTGCAACATGTACTTCTGAATCTCATCAATACAAATGTCCAAGTTGTCCTCATCCAGACAACGTACATCAGGTTCACCCCGTTCATCTACAGCCCCCACTTGACGCAGGCCATAATCAACAGCTTCTGTGTAATCCCCTTCCGTATCGCTACCACTGGCAGCTGTGCTATACCCTGGTCCATCGGTCGAATCTGAAGCCAGATTCCCCAGCAAATCATGCACCCAGGCCGCCAATTCAGCCCGTGTCTTAATTACCCATGCCAAACTGATGTCATCTACATAACAAGCCACATCACTATAAGCCAGCTTAAAAGTGAAATTACCTTCAGGTAAACCCGTGCGACTACTCAGAGCATTAGCCCACGATGCAGTCACGGATAAAGTGGCTGTATGCACTGTATCCCCAGCACTATTCGTAATCGTCAGACTCAGATTACCCGCACCCGATACACTCTTGACCCAAACGTCAATCATTTGGTCACGGCCTACAGGCACCGTAAAGCTTTGCTCTAGGAAATCACCAGCCCCTGCCAGATGTACAGCACCCAGTTCCTTCTTGCCTTGAGAAGCAATAAAGGCCGCAGAGCTGCCCAACGTCCAGTTAGCGGCATCACCATTAAACCCACCATTGCTGATACGGTTTCCACTCATGGCTTAGTCCAGCTCAATTGCCTCTGGTGTGGGGTCCCAAGGTTCACAAATAGGGCTTTTCCATACCTGTTTACCATTGGCAGCTTGCAACTTCTTCACCTCAGTTACAGTGGCCTTACGATAACCAGCTTGGCGCAACCGTTCAGCCGCATGTTCCTTGGTCACCTCATGAATGGCTCCCGCAGGATTCACAATGAAATAACGTTTGGTTTTTCTTGTTGCCATAACAAAACTCCTAAAAGGTGGCTTGCTCACAGACAAGCCACCCACTTACACAATCAAAATATAAAAATTACGCGAATGTCACAGCCCCTGATGTCATCACTTTGCCATCAGGTAGAATGAGATTCAGATACCAAGTGCCAGTCCCTGCCTCAGTGACATCAAGATCGAGGTCACCATCAGTTTCACTAATGACATTGCCTACAGCACCGCTATTGGTAATACCCCCATCGGTACCAATAGCCGTTGTGGTGGGGGGGGTGCTACTTGGTGTGTCACCATTGGCATCATCTGACCAGTAATAAGCCAACCCTACACGCTCATCCACCTCAGTGCGGTTATCCCGATCAACCAATTGGATAGCGACGTTAATGACATTGGAAGACTCAGCCCCAACAGTGAAAAGGGCATCAATTTTGACATCACGGCCTCGTTCAAAAATAGGCATCACTTTACTCCTTAACTGAAATTTTCAGTCAATCAATATGGATTAAATTTCAGAAGTGGAAACAGCTACACCATGATTATCACGCACCTCAGCCACACCATAGAGACAATCAATGGTGGCTTTAGTACCTAATTTGTCATGGTCATAACTGAGTGTTACCCGTAAACCAACGCCATCTTCACTCATGGTGCGTTGCATCACACCCAGCTCCGCTGGCGCATTGGGCAATTGACGCGTTGCCAACACCATCGCGTCACGATGGAAGAACAAGTTTTTGCATTGTGAACTAGCCACAGCAATCTTCTGGTCCATATGAACATTGAAGCCCATAAAGCGACCACTGAAGGAATCCACTAAGGCCCCACTTTGTCCTTGTAAGCCTGGGTAATCAGAGCGTATAAACTTTTCAATCGCTAAAAGCTCGTATTCGGCATCTTCATGCACGACAGCATGTCGATTGCTCAAAGGAGCTTTGGCACTATTTAAGAGACGACGTCCTTCACGAAAATCATCTTCCCCTAACCCACTGGTGGCATCAATGGTTTGCGACAAACCACTGTATAAACCAGCCAAGTCAGTATCAATTTGCTCAGCCAAGGCCACCACTGCATCATCAACATATCCCATCAAATAGTCAGGACGTGACAACGCTTTGGCAATGTCCTCAATCACAAAAGACACTTCTTTGTGCTTATTCAAAGTCACAGAGGCAGTGGAATCATTGGGGGTTTGCAATGTAATGTCGGTATTGGCGGCTTTGTCATTGACAGATAAAGCCCCACGAATAGGTACCGTAATGGTTTGCCCATGCGTAGCCACTTCATTGTCCCAATCCCGAATGACAAGATTGGCTAAAACAGTATTGGCTTTTAAAGAACCAAGGGCATTAGCCGCAATAATGGTGGCTAATGTCACCTCAGCAGTTGTAATATTTGCCATGATAATTTCTCCTAATCGTTAATCAATTAATTCCTGTACAACTTCGTTTTTTACGTGCTACGACACGACAGGAGAAAACAAAAAATTAAGAATGCAGCTTCGCATCCTTGACTAAATTCTTGGTGTTTTCACGTACCCATTTGGGATCATCCAATTGGGTAGCGGTAATCGTTGTTGCCCCTGGTTTCGGGGCTTTGGGCATACCTGGACTTGCTGGCTTTAGCAAAGCTTGCAACCCTTGGGCATCAGTCATCAATGCTTCTTCCGTATCCCCTTGTAACCGGCCGGCAATTTCCGCAGGCAACCCCAACTTCAACGCCACTTTCGCTCTCAAATGGGCTTGTTTTTCAGCTTTCAACTCCGCTTCTCTCGTTTCATACAGCTCCTTATATTTATTTTCCTCAGCCAATGCCGCTTCCTCTTGTTGCTTCCGTTCAGCTTGCAACTGCTCAATCAAAGCATTGGACTGTCTGAGCTGGTCATTCACCTGCTTAAAGCGGTTATAAGGCACAGGCTTAGGGTCATTGTTGTCCCCTGTCGCTTGTTCCTCTATGGGTTGTGGGTTGGTGTTATCTTCATCAGCCATCATCAATTCCTTTCGTTTTTTACACCTACGGGGTGGATTCTCTATCTCTCAACTCCTGACGGGCGGCATCCCGCATATCACGAGTTGTTAAATTACTATCATTTTCAAACTGAGGCAGATAAGGAGCTACAGTCGTTCGGCAATTCCAATGAAAAGGGGGATGCATTTGCTTCCGACCAAACGAAGGCTTGCCCGTAATCGTAAACGGCTCATCCAAATCCTTGATCTGACCATGAACTCGTAAACATGTCTTGGTCGTCTTAGCAGACACCTTAGCAATCACCTGTTTTTGCAACTTCGGAATACCGCTTTGCTCGTAATACAGCATCTTACTGTTGTTATTCGCCTGAATAATTGACCGTCGTACCATCAGCTCAGCACTGGTCACCCCATTACTAAACACACTCTCATTCACAGCCAAAACCGCTTGAGCAATATCACTAAAACGATCCCCAGCCGCTAACCGCTCCCGAATAGTAGACAACAAATTCGCTCGCAAAGCCGCTACAATATCAGGCACCTGGTCAATCGCGGGTTGAATCGTCAGCTCCAACAAGCTATCTACAGAAAAAGCAAAAACCTCCACCCCCAATTCCTGAACAAGCAAAGCAATCTCAGCCGCTGCCTGAGCAAAAGCCGCTTGACTGGCTTCAGTCAAACCAGTGGTCAAGACACTACTAAATTCTCGCTCCAAATCCCGTAAACGGGCTTCAATCGCCCGAATCAAAGACAAATTGTTGGCAATCGTCCGAATCTGACTAGCACTAGGCTCATTCGGCAACTGACTAAAAGCCTGCATCAAGGCATCAACCAAATCATGACGCGCTCGATGATAAGCCCGCATAATCTGCTTGGCTAAAATCTTCTCTCGACGCAACAAAGCCGCCTGTGCCTTGTCAATCGAATGCATCATCTCATCACGAACATTAGGCATCGGTCAATTCCTCCTCCTCACCTTCCGTAATCAGCATGGCCCGTTCCCGTTCCAAAGCAATCGATTGCAGCTCCTGACTCATCTCCGCCTGTTGAATCTGCGTTCGCGTCAACGCATCCAGCGTAATTACAGGCCGCTTCTTATCCATGCCCAAACCAACCACATCCAAGACACCCACCTCAGAATTGCCCATATCAGTGGCAATCTTGCCCGTCATCCGCAACGCCTCAGCCAACGCCATATCAATCGGCTTACGTAAGCGACGAATCTTAAACACAGCCTCAGCCAACTGTAATTCAATCGTGGCTGCCGCTACCCGTTGCACCCCGACCAGCTTGGCAATCGCTAACTCTGGCAAAGACTCTTTCACCTCTTCTTTCACCTCTTGGATAAACTTCAACACTCCCTCGAAGTCCACCTGAGCCAAAACAGCCTTCACATCACTCCCTTCAGGGAAAAACCAAACCTTATCGCCACTCTTCTCCAAATCACCAGGCTCAGCACCAAAAGTTGCCCATTGCGGCTCAGCATGTTTCTGGATGATATTCGCCAAATACGTGGCCTGTAAATTCACTTGGTCAAGACTGGCAATGGCATCATCAAACGTCGGTTCTCCCATGCCATCCCCAGGGTCATTCTGACACACCACCGCCGGCACAAACCCCAACGGATTAGCATACTCAACCGGTCTCCCCATAAAAGGAGTCAGCTCCCCCCCATGGAAGGTCCGTACCTTGTCAGGTTCAAGGACAAAAGCGACCTCAGCCATGTCGCCATCGCCTTCCAAAGGAGCCTCTGTGAATAAAATCAGTTTACGTAAGGTAGGGTCAAAAGCAGACCGATAAATAGGCAAATAACTGTCAGGCCGTAACACCTGCCACATCACCGTCTTATTTTCACGGTCATCCACCACATAAAGGGCAGCCTCACCCATACTCACCACAAACTTCACAAACAAATCTCCCTGAACATCCCACTTGGATTGTTCAAAGAGCGTATCAATTACAGCTTTGTGGGGACGTGTCCACTCATTCAGTTGCCACTCCCCTGGAATCAACGCCACATCAAGATTCACAGCCCGTGCCAAAGGCGTAAACAACGGACGTACCATATTCGCAATCCGTTGTCCGACAGCTTGTCCTACAACAGTCTTGTAAGACTCACCCTTGTACACCTCAGCCTTATAATATTTCCAATACGTCCCAAACCGGTTCGCCCGTGCTCTAAATACATCGTGATACGGTTTAAACTCTGGCAAATCAAAAATACTCGATATATTCTCAGCCATCAGTACCCAAACCCCCTCACAGTGGCACTTTGTACCTGCTTACTCCGTTGCCCCAGCCCCAAAGCATGAACAGCCACACTAATAGCATCAATCTGATCGTCATGGGCACCATGCGGAAACTTCTCCACCTCATCAAAGAAATCCTCATTCCAAGGCCCCTGCAACACATACACCTGCCCCGCTTCCAAACGGTCTTCCAACCACGTCTTAGCCCGTGTCACCTTATCCCCTGGCATTTGGCTGGGCTTCAACACTTTAAGGCGGTAATCAATAAGCTGCGAATCATAGCGCAAGTCATCAAACACGATGGTTTCAATGTGTGCCTGACCCCCATATATAGGGCACTTGTACGACGAACACACCTTTTTAATCATATTTTTGGCTTTTCTAGTCTTGTGTTGGCCTCTTGCAATGCGGGCAATAATCAAACGACTATCCTTCTTGTCACCGTTGGGTGTCCATAAGCCCACCAACGCTGCCACTGTATAGTCTGGGTCAGCATTACCTTTAGGTGCAGACTCTTTCTCAGTTATCGCCCAATCCGTTCCCCATACCCATTTCACATGCTTACGGGGCTTACTTGTCAATATCTGGAACTGTTCCCGACCCGCAATAAAACCACCAGCCGGTCGTGGGCGTCCTTGATAGAGAGAATCAAAGGTGGCTGGAATACTCTTACGCGTGGCCTCATGCTGTCCAGCACTTTCCACTTCCGGCCACAACGCCTCTCCAGCCTTTCGTCCCAACGGGTCAGCCTTATCAATGGGCAATCCCATCTTCCCAGCACTCACCCGTTCCTTATGCGTCTCTGCCAAAGCAGGCAACCGCAACAGCACCACCTGGTCTTCATTCTGACCATTCTGCTTCGCTGTCAAAATCTTCCCCGCTGGGTCATTCTCAGACCAACGCGTCCAAATGCCTAAAATAAAAGAATCCTCATCCAATAGACGAGTACGCAATTCATCATTCCACCAATCCCACAACGTACTGATAAACGTCGGGCTATTGGCATCCTTTCGGCTCTTAATCGGGTCATCCACCACGGCTACCCGTGCGTGATACCCCGTCAAACCACCCCCCACACCAGCCGCTCGGCAAGTCGTAAAGGCGGTATCCTCTGCCAAAGACCACTTCTGGGCACTCCATTCCCGCTTACTCGGCACCACCTGTGGGAAAACATTCCGATACAACGCATTCTCCGCAATCGTATCAATTACCTTTGTATTATTCCCTTCAGCCAAAGCCGCGTTATAACTCGTCAAAATAAGCTGATGAGGCCACTTATGCAACGTCTGATGCCCCACAAACCAAGCGGGAAACTTACGACTTACCAAAGAAGACTTCCAATGCCCTGGTGGGGTCGTAATCAAAAGGACCTTCTTCCCCGTACCAGGCACACCCAGCCACAAATCCCCACTCATCGCCATCTCAATATACTGGGCAATCAGCCTCAAATGCCGTGCCCGATACCGATTCTGCACAAACGCATCCTCAGCCCCAGGCCAAGCCGCATCAGGATCAACATAAGCACAGAAATCAATCAAAGACTCCTGTGCCAATTCCCGACGTGCCAATTCACGTCTGGCTTGTGTGGGGTCCACAAAACTCATGTCAGGCCAGCCGCCTCCCGCAACTCATCATTACTCATCTGAGTTGGTTTCATTGCATGGTTATGATTGTGTGTTTCCTCCAAATCCCCAGTCAATTGGAGATAAGTACGACGGTCAGGGGCATGACGATAGCTAGGGTTAGAAGCCGATTCAATCAGTGCTTCATAAACACCCGCCCGTGCCTCCAACAATGTCCCCATACTCACCTTGCAAATAGCCATATCAATGGCACTATTCTTTTGTCGCCACCCACGAATCGCACGGGGCGAACAACCTATAAGGCTGGCAAACCCCCGTTCCCCCTCTTTCGTATCAGCGACCGTCTTTGGTATACGCAAATCAGGCGGCTGACTTGCCCATGCAATATAAGCCGCCTTCCGCCACCCAAACTGTGCCACCAAATCCAAGTAATCATCTGCCCAAGGCAAATCACCCAACATAAGCTCAAAAAGCTTACGGTCTTCAGGGTGTTCCTGATTCGGTAACACCCTATCTTCAACACCTGGAATCAACGCTTTCTGGGTAGCCATAAGTACAAAACGCTCGAACAATCGAACACTCAAATTATACCATAAACACCCAATATATAGCAATGTATCAGCGGTATATACCGCACATATACCGATATTCAATTATCAGGACAGTTGAATCTTAATCACAAATCAGGGGCACCAACTCATCCAACAACGCTTGGATATAGTCATCCACCACATAGGCATTGTTTTGCATCAACGTCACCAAATTTTGGGCATTCGTCACCACCCGATTCCGTTTATAGTTGCAATCAATACAACTGGGCACACAATTCTCAGGCGTTGTGCCCCCACCCCCATGGATCGGGATAACATGCTCCAAACTCTGATACGGACGACCACAAAAGACACATGACCAATTATGTGCTTTCAAAATCTCCATCCATTCAGCAATGCCAAGGGTCGCCGGCAAGCCTTGCTGCCTGGCACGATAACGATTCAGATAAAGCTTACGACGTTCGCGCTTCATCCAGAGGGAAAAAGGGGGTAAATATAACATAAGTTGGCGCTCTTTAACTATATTTTTCTGACGGCAAAAGCCCGTCGTGCATTAGCATCCTGTAAAGAGCGCCAACTCAAAAACCAGAGACATCTGCACAACGGGCTTCCATCGACAATTATATATGCAATTGTGTACAGAAATGCTTAAAACATCTGTAGTTCGTTATAAGTAGGCGCTCTTGTACCCCCCATTATCTCCAACACCCACACCCCCTGCCATAGAAATATTGTTCCATTGTGCTAACCCCCCATCCACCCTAAAATATCCCCAAAAGGAGAAACACCATGTACAAAAGACAAATTATCATAACCCTACTTATCTTCCAACTCTCCATAGATATATAGATGATTCTTCTCAACAAAAACACCCTCGGTCTCATCAGTCTGCTCAACAACCATACCAACTCCTTACAATAACAATTTAAACTAAAGCCAACTGGACAG